TTTCTTAGCAAAGAATAAACCTACTTCTGTTAAGAATACACCATTTGCTTCTGTAACAAGAAAAGACTGAGCAATAGGATCAAAGAAACAAATATCTTTAACAAAATTAAATACATCTTCAACAACGCCTACAGTATCACTAATTAAATCTCCAGCAGCATTTGCCACACCACCTACGGCGGATGAAACACCACCAATTAAATCTCCTTGAAGAACTTCTCCAATTCCTGTTGCAATACCACTACCAACGGTATTAACCGCCCCAAGAATATCTATTCCTCCTCCACCACCAGAGGATGATACATTAATTGTTTCTGTAGATGTTGTACTTGTTCCAACAATATGAAGAAGACGTGTAGATAAAACATCTTCTTGTCTTGTAGTAAGAGTACCAGTAGAACTAAAGATTGCCGAAGAGGCACAGCTTGCATTCTTTTTATTAAACTCAGTAATATCTAATAAAGTAAATTCGATATCGCCTGTTCTAAAGTTTGTTGTTCCTGCTGTTCTTGTATTAGAGGATGGAATAAAGAATGCGCCCTGAATCTTACCTTGGCCATCGGTATACAATTTTGTCTTACCGCCAGTTAAAGGGTATTCAGTTGCAGCTTTATAGAGATTACTTACATCGGTTTGCTTTGTTAAATTAACTCCGCTAAATGCTTCTTGTCTAACCCATTTAGCAACTGATCTACCATCAAAATAAGCAAATACTTGAGTATTAGGAGCAAGACCTTCAGCTTGGAAAGTCACTAACTTTGACCTCATAAACGGAATAAATGCAACATCTACAACTCTATCATCAATAACTTCTCTGACTGTTTCTGAAGCAACAACTCTATTAACAACGGTTTCACTTGTAACATCCGTTCCGGTTGTAGTTTTTCTATTCCAAAGAAATCCGACTCTTTCTTTCCAATTATTTCTAGCAATCTCTGAAGTGATTGATTGTTCATCACCAATATTAAGATTATTAATATCAGTACCGCCCCAATTCCATTCATGATCGCCCCATTGAAGAGCTAAGTCTGTATTAAGTAATGATCCACCCGGAATAATTTTATCTGGTATATAATCAGTTTCATACCAGTCATCAGACGCTGGAGAAAGTGACATAGCACCATTGTAAAATAAATTTAAATATGGGTTAACATTTATAGACGAAGATGCAACATCTTGAACAATATAAGGAGTTGTATTATAAGTCGTATATACATTATCACCTTTCATAATTGTATTTGTAGATGCGTTTGAATCATAATAAAGACCAATATTATTTGTAATTGCTCTTGGTCTTATGAGTCTATTTCTTGGATCAATAGCTGCTGAATATCCTGGATGTGTAATATCTGAGAAATATTGATTCTCAAAATTATCTGCCATAAATCCTGATTTTGTTCTATTTCTATTATCTTCGTCTAATACATCAATATTAGCAGTATCCATTTCTAATAGTGTAAGAGATGTTACTTCTGCAAGATCATCAATCTTTTTCTCTAATTTACCAATATCTCTCATTGTATAACGCTTATTATC